TACCAAACATAGGGTTATTAGATCCAGTCGTTCTAGCACGTATTTGTTCTATAACCTCTGGACTATGAGTTTTATTAAGGAAATGTGGGTATTCCTTTCCTACTTTACTCATTAGCTCTCTAGTAGCTTCCGTGTGTTTAGCACCTAATCTTGTTTTACCTGCCAAAGGGTTAATGTTATATTTGTCATCAAATAAATCTAAGTTTTTTTGCTCCATATTAATTAATGTAACACTTAACTCTTCACTAAGTAAACTAGTATTAGTAGGTAACAATTCTAAAATATATACAGAAAAATTATTTAAACCGTGTTTCCTGATAGCATGTTGCAAATATATATTTGAACTTTTATTATTTAAATGGTCCATAATTCTTTTAGCTAAATCCATAGAACTACCAATATATAGTTTTTTAGTTTTATTATATACAATAGCATAAATACCACCAACTCCTTTTAATTCTTTTTTTATTAAACTTATATTAGTTTTTACAACGATATTATGATAAACACTATGGACAGGTATAGAATATAGGTTTTCACCTACATTTTCGCATGTATTCTCTTTTTTTAATGTGTTTTTTTTGCTACAAAAGTCGTAGCCACTATAGGAACATTAACGGGAAGTATTTCACACGTATTCTCTTTTTTAAAGAAATCTTTGTTTACTACGAAAGGGGCAGTAAGTAAAGAAACATTAACAGGAAGAATTTCAAAACTGTATAAAATACAAGGGACTAGTATAATAAATGCAATAACTATTGGTAATAGAACAGTTCAACAATAAGACATTAATTGGTCGTAACGTATACGCGGAAAAGATGCCCTCGCTCATATAAAGGTGAAGATCATCATACAAGCTTTAACTCCTATAACTATACCACCTATTACTGTTCCTATTATTGTACTGTAATTATCAAAATCAATTACATTAAAATTAGATTCATTATCTGTTAGATACATATAACTATTTCCTTCAATGAATTGTAATAAATAAAAATAAGGATATAAGAAATAATTAAAATCAAAAAGGTATCCCCCTAAAAATAATATTGAATTTAGTATACAAATAAGTATTATGCTAGCGTATTCCATGGAAATCAAATTTAACATGCAATTAGATAAAACACACCAGTCCCTTAAGGGTAAGGTGTGTTTTATAAATTGTTTAGTAGGGATTTTGACCCGACTACTTTCAATTATATTAGAAAATAGGCCGTAATTACGGCAACCTCTTTCGAGGCCCATTAGAGTACACCTTAAACTTCTTTTTATCGCCATTTTGGATTGGCTTTTTTTTGCAAACACCAGGCTGGAAAAAAATGAGGTCAACTACCGTCTACTCGTTGCTCTTTTACAATACCAGATTTATGGCTAGCAGGCCACCCTGATACTGATTTAGATCCGCGATTGTCCATTTCTCTTTCGATCATATTCTGACTTGTTACCATACCTGAGTAATTAGTTCAGCCACACATAGTTTTTCAACTATTGCTTGGTACCAGAAGCTTTAGGAGGTCCCCGGAATTTGATAGTTTTAGCCAAGTTAGTGCATTCCCAATACACTATTCAGCTAAAAAGAAAAATACAAATATAACTGCTGAATGTTCTGTCATAAATCCACTAACTAACTCTGATTCCATGATTATGATTTTGTGAATTTAAACCAATTTTTGTTTAGAAAATGGGTTTAAAATAATAAGAATTATTATATTAAGATTAGAATTTAAATATTTACCCACAGTAACTTTAGATATGTTTAAATGATTAGCTAACTCTACATTATTCTTAAACTTTGCAATTAAATTGTTATCTAAGTCATAGATACCTACACCTAAAGGGTATTTATTCTTTCTTTCACTTAAAATAGCCTTAGTGGCTTCACTGTGGTTTTTCCCAAACATTGGATTTAACTCACCGGGTTTACTAATAAAAGCAAGTGTTGTTTCACTAGTATGCTTTTTACCAAACATAGGATGATTATTCTTATCTCTATAATATTCTACCATCTTTAATTTGGATTCTTCAGTATGCTTATAACCCAAAGAGCTTGTAGCAATAGCCTTAAAATTATAAAGAGTCTCAAAATTAAATTTTTGGATATAGGTGGTCTCTAAGTCAGTTAAAGCTTTGTTACTAATTATTTACTTTCATATGTAAAATATTCATATATATAAATATTAAATTTATCTAAGCCATATTTAACAAATGCTTTTTGTAAAGCAACATTAGACTTTTTATTGTCCAGATGTTCATTAAGTCTTAAATAAAAGTCCTTAGCGCTTCCAATATATTGATTACCATTTACAGTGTTAATAAAAGAATAAATACCTCCTTTGTATTTTAATAATTCTTTATGATTTTTAATAGAATCTTCATTATTCAAATTGTTAATTGTTAAAATAGGAACAGGGGTAGGTAATTGTGAGTCTGAAATCGAAGTATAATAATATCTACGCCTAGTTACCGTACAAACTTTATTATTAGGTGTCGTGTAAATAGAACCTAATAACACTAGGCAACTCGGCTTTAAGTCGATAACAGTGGGATTCATATCTAAACTTGATTCCTAATATAATTATTTTCTATTTTAATTATAATTTGGACTATATCTTATTTAATATAAGTACTATATTAAATGATCACGTATAGTCTCTGAGGATCCTTTTTTACCTTCTACATAAGTAGAAAAACATAAGTTTCCTGCTGATTGTATCGCGTAGCGATGGTTTCCAGCATACAGTGATCTTTAGAGAGACCAAATCCTTAGTAGCCTCAGCCAAATCGAACGGTGCTCGGTTTGTTTCTGCAATTGATCCTATAAAAAATATAATAAATATTGGAAATAAAGGTACTATGTATCAAGTAGCTCTTTGGGCTTCTATTATAACAGTTATATCTAAACTACCTGCTAATAAAACTACTAATAATATGGCAGAACTCAAAATTAATTCATAACTAATTAATTGAGCTGTGCTTCTTAATGAACCTAAAAAAGCATATTTAGAATTAGCTGACCCAGTATTGTTATCGTAAAAGCTCTTTATCTTTTACTTCCATCTTTCACAAGATGGCTCAGACTATGTCATAGTCTTGTTTATAACCACATTTTCATAATTAAGCAAGGAGAATAGGTTATGGACTTCCTATGCTAAATATACAAAAAAAGAACGGAACTGTGACAAATGTTTTTTACGTTGTTATACATATACTATCTATTTAGATCTCTCCTCAGAATTTTGAGGAGAGCTGAAAATCAGAAATCCTTTGTATATTTCAAAAGAATCCAAGTATCTATTCAATACAGTAATGTGAATTTTGAGAACACGAGTAGCTTCTCGTTTGGTTTTAAATGGTTGATCGGGAATTAAATTTAACACGCCATTCTCACCTAACTTATACACTCATGTCTCAGTACGGGTGTAGTGAGCTCTACTTGTATTTTTTAAAAGTTCACTTTTTACAATTGAATTTATTTCTTTTGTAAAAAAATATACAAGAGTTTTATTTTGAGAACTAGCTAATTTCGTATCTAAATGCCTAGAGATAGTACGATAATTAACTTTGAAGTGATTAGCAGCAGATAGCAAGCTAGAAAAGGGTGAATTATTAATCAATTCAAGTGTTTTAGTATCATATACTCAAACTTTGATTTTATTACCCAATTCTAGCCTTTGTGAAGACTCAATAAGACTTTCCACTTCTTTAGCTTCCAGTGGTCTACTAAATACATAAGTACCCTTCACCCCTTCTGCTTTCCAAGTATCTATAAAATAGGTTATAACATTACGGCTAATACCTATAGAAGTGGATGCTTGGCTTTTAGAGGGAAAGGGGCTACCTTTTATTAATTCTAGGGTTTTGGCATTGTAAGCTCAAACCTGTTTCGCTATATTACTATTAAGCATTAGACCACTTGATGCACGATTAGATAAATTAAATGTCAACTCAAAATTTATAATGGGTTTCGAGTAGTATAACTTATTTCTAAACGGTACATTAGTATCCCTAAAAACTCCTAAAGTACCTCTAGCAATTTTTTCACCACTGCTAGCTTCCGTAATACTATTATATTTAACACATGTTTTATTTATATGTGTGTCATATACCTCATACACATAAACAGGAATAGATTGACCAGAAACGTAAGAATCAGGGCTAGATTTAAGAGCGGCTAATTTACTAGTTAAACAGGAATAAATAGCAAATTCGGTCATTTTTGAAGAAAAAGTAGTATTTAATAAAGGTAAGTATTTTTGAAGATAGTAATTCTCTCTTGCTCCTTGTTCTTCAGAAGAACAAACCTCTAAAATAGAAATGTCGAAATGCTCTCAACCTACTAGCTTCAAAAAGACATGTAACTTGCTGGTAGAATTAGCTAAAAGATGATTACTAAATCTTCTTTTAAACAGAGTAGTTCTACCTATGTAATAAATAAGAGGGTTATACTTATATTCTATGACATATATACAACTTTTAGATCCTCACTCTTTTAAGAACTCAGATCTTTTATTCTTATCTAAGCAATGGTAACAAGTAGCTAAAATTAAATCACGATCAAAAGGTATTACTGGAGCCTCCCTATTTTTGTACAATTCTCTTACATATGTAGAATGTAAAGCTTGTAAATCTCAGGTATTATCATTCTCAGTAACCAGGGTAGTATAATATTGTCTTATATCTTTGAGTAACATGGTTCGTACTCTAGAAGACATGCAAACACTACTGCTATGAATATATTCACAATCAAGGCTAATTCCCTCTATATATATAAAAAGTAAAAAACAAAGTCAGGCCATAAATAATTGTAAAGTTTTATTAGAAAATAGGTAATTTGGAATGAAACCCAAATATAGAGCAAGACTTCGGGCGCTCGTGGTAGAATTATTGTATTTCTTATAAACTCATCTACTAGTCGTTGAACGTTCATGTTTTAAACGAGAGGACCCATTTTTTTTTAAAAAATGGTACACTCTTATACACCATAGGCTTCCTTCTTCAAGTATAAAGAATATAACCCTGATGCATAATAAGAAAATAAATCCATGCTTCGCTTCAAGTTGACTTAGGATAAGTCTTTCTCGAAATTTACCCGATTTTCCACAAATTATTCACATAATTGGGGGACTAGTACTTAATCCAGCCAACAATATTCCATATGTAGCTAATGAAGACATAGCTAAAAGATATAATATACCCAGATTATAATCCAGCAACATTAAACCAGGACCATACATAAAAGAAAAATAACTTTCACACTATAAAATTTACTTACTTCTCCCCCTATTCATTCCCGATTGAATTTCTCTGATTTTAGTGGCACCTTCTAACTTATCTTTTCTTTTTTTTACCATTTCCGAAACTAAACATCAATCGTTGAAATCTAAAGATTTAACACCTAATATCGGATTATTAATAAAGAAAGGTATAATTATTTCATTAACTTCAGAAAATTTTGTAGTTTTAAAATCTATTATATTTTCTTGTTTTCTTAAATAACAATATCCACAATTAAAATATTCTGTAATTGCAGTTAATAATACCTCATCTATTTTATGCTGAGTAATTTTAAATAATAGAGATTTAAAGGCACCTTTATCTAAGGAAACCGAGAAATTACCTTCAGCTGAAGTAAATCCCGCTATTCATTGTGAATGTGGGATTTTACTGGTTTCTGTTAAAGGACGGGGAACTGGAATAGTTTCAGGGAACATTAATTGTAATTCTTTTGATAAACCAAAATTTAAGGTTGCTTTTGTGTTTATAATCTTTTGTAAACCTTCTAAAGTCAAATGTTCTTTCAATTCCATAATAGATACAATTTGTTTAAATAATAAATAATCTCCTCTTTTTCTAGAAATTAAAGGATATTTATCAAAAAATTTGACTAATTCTACTACCTCCTGGAATTTTCTGACTCTAAAGGCACTAGTAGATTGGTTACTACTTACAGTCCCTATTCCACCTAAACTATGTTGAATTCCTAACAAAAGGGGAAAATCTTTAACATGTAGTTTAATTTGAAAATTTAGTTGAACTTCTCAACCAAATTTATAAGAGGAACTTTTTAAGACACTACAAGAAAAACAACCTTCACCATCGGTAAACCCTGTGATAAATCAAGGGTCAATTTGTGAATTATCAATCGTACGTTTACTATCACTTAATGTAACATAATAACGACGAGTATTAACATTTAAAGAATTAAAACCATTTAACGGTGAATCGTAGTAATTTCTAGTATACAGTTTTTTTTTACTATAGCTTATTTCTAAGCTCATTAGAGTACATCTTAAATATATTACAAAAATCTTGTAAATATCTACAGCCGTTTACTCGTTGCTCTTTTACAATTGCAGAACAATATCTTACAACTGATTTAGATCCGCGATTATCCATTACTCTTTAGAGTATCTTATTTATTGTTACCATACATGAATAGTTAGTTCATCCACTCATATACTTTCGTATATAGTTTGGTAAAATAAGCTTTAGGACTTCCCCGGAATTTGACTATATTACCCTATAATCCCTAAGGTATAACGGCGTAACCTAACAATGAAAAAATTAAAGTTATAATAGGACCAAGAAAAAATAAAAATATATTGGCTTGTGTAGGAGAAACATACTCTTTTAATAAAAGCTTAAGGGCATCTGCAACACTTAAGGTTATAATTATTTATATAATAATAACCTTTACCTTATATAACTATAAGGGTTAGACTATATCATCATATCTCTATTTTCTTACTCTTTAGATGAGAAATATGTAAAACGTTTAGTCGTTGAGGAGTCTTTAGTTATATCAAAAAAAATAAATTGGTCCTAAGTATCTAATAACCTTAAGAATGATATAGCAAAGTTTCCTGCTGATTGTATCGCGTAGCGATGGTTTCCAGCATACAGTTTTATTTTTCATAGTGCAATAAATAAATACCATCCTTAGATATAAGAAACATAAAATATCAAGATATATATCAAAACACTATGGCACTTGCAGTACAAGTTACAAAGATTTACACATACAAATATTATAAAACTAATCTATCCTTATATAATCCTTTAATAGCATTAGTGTATATAATGCTTGAAGAGTTATCATTGCCAACGTAACTTTCAGATTTTTTTGTAATATACGAGTAGTGTGTAAATGTCGTACTTGTTTCCCCTTAAATGCCTGAAGAACCCAGCCTTAAGGGTGATATAGCAAAGTTTCCTGCTGATTGCCCTAACACTAGGAGTTTCCAGCTTATAGTTTTATTTTATATGGTATAATAAAATATATCTCCACTAGATATAAGAAAAACATACCCAGATATATTTTAAGACACTATGGCACTTGCAGTATAAATTATTAAAAAATAATTTTGTACTCACAATATCTAACTAAAGAAAGATCATAATAATAGAGAAAATAAAGATAGATGGTCAATAGATAAATTTAAATTATAATTTTTATCTGTTTTTATATGTTTTTAAGGAGTTTATATAAGTATGTATTATAATTTTTCACTAAAAAAATAGAATTCCTTATAACAAGCATAAGTATCAAGGAATTTACTAATAGTCTTATGACTCATGTTTAATGTTTTAGATGCTTGTAATTTAGATTTAAATGGTTGGTTATTATCCAATAAAGTAAATTGACCATTTAATTTAATATAAACTCACACTTCAGTAGTAGCATTAGTAGCTTTCTTAGTCTCTTTAAGAAGATTATCTCTCATATCTTCGCTAATTTCCTTAGAGAACAAGTAAACTAACCGACCGCCTTGCTTAGTTGCAAGTTTTTTGTCTAAATGTCAAGCGACAGTAGTATACATAACATTAAAATAATTAGCAGCTTGTTGCATACTTGTAAAATATGTATTATTAATTAACTCTAGTGTTTTAGCACAATAAGCTCAAACCTTAATTTTTGTATTAGGAGCATCTGGACTAGATAGATATAATTTTAGCAAACTCTCTGATTCTATATTAGTTAAAGGTCTACTAAATAGATAATTACCATCAAACCCTTTACTTTTTCAAGAATCCTTAAAGTAATTCACTATATCATGAGTAGCACCCAAGTATTTAGCAGCTAATCCTATAGAACGAAAAGGTTGGCTATTAACTAATATTAGCTTATTTTTGGAAATAGTGTAAATCCAAACTTGTTTAGGAATATTAACATCAATAGTTAACCCTTCACTAGCTTTTTTAACTAATTTAAAAGATGAGTCTAAATTTTCTAAAGCTTTAGAGAGGAATAATAGCCCTTTAGTAGGAACATTAGTATCTAGATATCTTCTAATAGTATCACGAGCTATACCTGTGCCTTTACAGGCTTCACTCATGCTAGTATATTTAACAAATAAAGGGTCAATATTAGTATTAAGTAATTTATAAACTCAAACGGATACTCTAGTACCATTATTTTTAGATAAATTATTTTTAACTAAAGATTGTTTAGTTTTTAGCACACTACTTAAAGTCTGGAAGATAGCTGTTTCAGAGAAATGAGAAAAAAAAGTAGAATTTAATAGAGGTAAATATTTTTGAAGGTAGTAATTTTCTCTAATACCTAAATCCTTTTTATCACATATTTCAACTACACTTATAATGAAACAATTTCAACCAACTATATTACCAAAAACATGAAATTTGTCTTTTGTTTGTTGTTTAATATGAGATCTAAATCTATAGCTAAATAAAGAAGTTCTTCCAACATAGTAAACAAGAGGGTCATATTTGTATTGAAAAATGTAAATACCTCCTTTTCCTTCTAACTCTTTTAAGAATTTAGCTCTTTGAGCTAAATCTAAAATATCCGAACAAGATGCTAAGAGTTTCTCGGAAAAAGGTTTAACCACAGCCAATCTATCCTTATAAAGCTCTTTAATTAAGTCTAAATTATTGTTAGCTATTGTAGAGTAAAAATAAGAAGATTGTTTCCCTAAAACAACTTTTCTACCATATAAAAAACCCTTATTATTAGATAATAGAGAATTATTAGATAATAGATAATTATTAGATATACGATAGATAAAAGAATTACGTCTAATATAGGAAATACTATTAATATCTTTTAGGTAATGTTGTGAAAGACAACATGTTTTATTACCTAATACTTTATGTTTATAATTAACTGTAATTAATGCCTGTAATAGGCCGAATCAACCTACTGAATTTGGACCCAATCTTCTTTGCATACTAGCCATTGTTTTTCTCTCAGCTATAGTTACAAAGGCTACAGATAATAAAACAGGAATAGTGACAGCTAATACTTCAAGAATAGACATAATTGTTGGTAAATATAACATGTTTTAATTAATAAAATAATCATAAAATTACATATAAATATAGTATATTTTAAATAGTTATTTTAATTATATGTGTAGAATGCATATATTATATATTTTAGTGTTTTAGTTAATGTGTTTAATGTATAGACATATATAGTCATGTATATCATACACATTACTATTAATTTATATACTATATTTTGTTTTTTTGCTTTAATATTGTTAGCATAATATTGCAAATAACTACAAATATTAAAGGAAAATTTAGACACCTACTGAGATACAACTAACTAACAATTCACAAGAACATCACCCTCATCTATCTTCATAGTTCATTTATATACCTTAAGAGGTAAGATACAACGTCCTGTGTTATGAGTACCGTGCTCAGTAGCTATCATAAGATCCATAGGTAAAATATCTCTTTCGTAATTATGTAAGCCATTAGATGTTCTCACATCATAATTTTGACACAAAAGACTATATCACCACAAATTAGGCCCTGGAAAAATACTATGTGTAACAGGTGCATATAAATTTATACTATCATTATCAACAATAGTTGAATGATAATAATCAAGCAATCTTGGAGAAAATCCCCCAGGATAAAAATAAGGAGGAATTGTCTTACTCATTACAGCATACCATCTTTGACCGTTCCAGCTAACATAGTGTCTTGTTACGTTATTATGTAATAAAAAGTATAGTCATAGATTATATCCTCTTGGACTATTAAGATCAATAAGACAAAATTTACTTGTGTTACCATCTTTTACCATTATTAGCTCAAATTGAATGTAAAGGTTAGGAACAGGTAGTTGTCTAAATATCTGTGCTACTCCTAATAATAAGACTCATTTCGCATATGTAGCCACATGATTACCTACATCGATAACTATACCCGGCTCTGTAGTTCCTATCACTGAGGTCGCAGCTAATACAATATCCTGTAAGTAAAACATAATATCAGCATAAAACTCCACTAGCCCTTCCATATGTGGACTAGCACTATTTTGGAAGTAAAGTCCTCAAGCTCTAGGTGCATCACAGCTAATAGTACCAAAATCAAAACTATAAATTAAAGTTGATACTAAATAGTGTATTGTATCTAACATAGGCCCAGGATATATACCTAACAATACTGTGGGTATAACAGCCAACAATGAAAAAATTAAAGTTATATTAGTACGTAATACAGAAGCAGTAATTTGAGAAGTAGGTCTTCTACTGTTTCAGTCATGTTGAAGAGCATTAGCCAAATGTCTCCCATAAGGCTGTTTAGTCCCAGGGCTATTAAAAGGAGCAGCTGCTGTATTATTAGGGTCTTGAATTAAATATTGTCCTGTTACAGGGTCATACTGGAAACCTTGACCCAGAGCAACATTACCACCTGGATTTGCTCTTGCTCTTGCTCTTGCTCTTGCTCTTGCTCTTGCTCTTGCTCTTGCTCTTGCTCTTGCTCCACCTTGTTGAGCACCACCTTGTCCAGGATTATTCATAGATAAAACATTCCCCTTTTTTAGGATCCTCTAAAGATGAAAACCCTTCTCAGTTCATAGTAATTTTATTTGTTTCATTACTATTTATGAAACCATCTATCATATGTCTAATACCATTTAGTATATTGTCCCAATTAGTAATGAATTTAAACCAATTAATATTTAAATCCCACTGATTAATATAAACCACAATACTACTCATATTTAAATAATAAACAATAGAAATTATATTCATATAATCCGCAAATACATTTATACCTAAATAATAATTCACCACAAATCTAGTAACAAACCCTATAAAGAAAATAGCCAATAGTTTTAGTAAGTTAAAGTTATTACTAAATCATACTAATCAAATTTTAAAAAAAGTAATCATTTTTTTTTTAGGATTATTTAAAAAGTACCTCTGTAACGCGTATAATGATAAAGTATCACCTACACTTTTTATAAACACCATAATTATCTTAAGGTTAATAGACTATATGAGTAAACAATAGTAAATTAAAATCTTTACAGATTATTGAATAAATTTACTATTGTTATACTACTTTTTTTTATTCAGCTTTAATCAAGCGCAAAGGCGGATGATCTTCTCTTAAAAACTGCTGTACAATTACTATTTATTGCATATACAATAATTATAAAGTAATTATAATGCAGCTTTCCCTAATTATAAAAAAAATAGGGGATTTGTTATACTATTTTTTATTTATAATAACAAGTTAACAGTAATCTAACTGTTATTTTATAAAAGTCCAAATAAGTTTACTTATTTGGATAATACCAACGACGATGTCGTTGTACTATTGTTCTTGTAGTCAAGATAAGAACTTAACTAAAGATAACAACTTAACTAAAGATACAGATTCCTTACCGACTAGGATCACTTACCCGATGTGGCATTTGTAAAGGCAAGCTAGTTTATAAAAAAAATAGCTTAAGTACTTTACCTGTCCTCTCCGATCTTAATAGATGAATCGTCACAATTCCAGCAACTATAATCTGTCCTCTCCGATCTTAATAGGTGAATCGTCACAATTCCAGCAACTATAATCATTGGATATGTCCTTAATACCGGATAAACATTCCTGGCATATTTGTGAAACGGTATCTGCATAAGCAGATACCCCTCTGGGTTATTATTATTAAAATATACCCCTCAAGCTTCAGGCGCATCACATCTAAATAGTACTAAAATCGTAACTATAGATTAATGTTGATACTGAATAGTGTATTGCATCTAAAATAAGCCCTGGGTATATTCCTAAGGCTACTGTAGGTACAACTAGTGTTATTAATACTATAAACTCTCTTTTATTTAAATCAGGTATATTAACTGTAAATATACTTGAGTAGGATCCTCCAAATGATATTCTTTGGTACATATAGATAGTATACCCTGCAGAAAATATTATAGATAAACTAGCCAATACCCCAAATAATGAGGATGTTTCAAATATTCCATAAAGTGACATAAATTCCCCTATAAAATTAAATGTTAGAGGGGCTCCACAATTAGCTAAACACAATATAAAGAATAATATTGCGAATAATGGCATAATTTGAGCCATTCCTCTATAGAAAGCTATTAATCTAGTATGGGATCTATCATATAATATACCACCTGCACAAATAAATAGTCCAGGTGAAACTAACCCATGTGCTAGACCTAAATTAATACCCCCTTCAATTCCTTGTATACTATTACTAAATACACCTAAAAGATATACTGCTGCATGAGAAACAGAGCTGTATGCTATAAGTTCTTTAACATCTATTGTTCTTAAAGTACTAAGACTAGCATATATTATAGTAATAACCCCTATAAGGTAAATAATATAAGTGTATTCCATATACGCCTTAGGCAATACTGGTAAAATTAACCTTAAAATACCATATAGGCTTAATTTAAGCACAATAGCTGCTAATATAATACTTCCTCCTAAAGGAGATTCTACATGAGCTTTTAAAAGTCAGGTATTTAAAAAGATTGTTGGTGTTTTAACCGCAAAAGCTATAAAAATACCATAAAATAAAAAAATTTGTGTAAAATAAATGAAATTTCTTTTAAATATCGTATCAAAATCAGTAGTACTCATAATAGATGACATTGCTAAAATAGATAGTAATAAAAACAGAGAACCCAACACGTACACTATATCCTTAGAGAAGGACTTTAGTGTTATCTTTAATTTAGAGTTACTTACATCCACACCGTACTAGACGGCTTAATCCATCCTTGTGTGCTGTAGCGCAATATATAACGGTTAGTAATGATTATTTGTTAAACAGAACTTCTTAGAGAATTCATATTAGACTTTATTAATTTAATTTCAGATATTCCTTTGTCAGTTAAGTGAGCTTTTTTAGTTATTAGCATAGCCACTTTTTTAAAATCAGAATAATCTGAGGCTTTAACACCTTTAATAGTATATTTGTCAAAAAATGGTATTATTTTATCAGTAATATCTTGAAACTTTGTTACTACCAAATACACAGCTGATCTAGATAATTTTAACTCAATTCTACCACATTCAAAAGTAGTTATAAATTTTTCTAATAGTTCAGTATCTCTACTGTGTTGAGCAATACTAAACTTTAAACTTATAGCTTTACCTAGTTTAGTTGTAGAACAATTCCGTAAATAAACTAAAAAACACCCTTCAGCGCTAGTAAAACCTGCTAATCAATGTGGATCTTTAACATTTTTATCTAGAAGTATAGGCCTATTTACCGAAGAAATATAAGGAAAAACTAATTGTAGTTCTTCAGATAAACCTTTATTCATAGAAGATTTGATAGCAAGTATTTTATCAAACCCGTTTTTAGTTAAATGTTCTTTACTTTTAAGTAATAAAATCGCTGATTTGAAAAGTTCGTAATCAGCCCATTTTTGACTAATAAGTGGGTATTTTTCAAAATGAGATAAAATTACACCCAAATCTTTTAAAGACGTTACCCTATATTCTAAAGTAGTGCTACCATGTTTAGTAATACTTCCTACACCAAAATAATCCTTAATCTGACATAATAAATTAAAATCCTCATTTTTTAAAGTAATCTTGAATATTGCTTGAGTACGATAACCCCTTTTGTATTCACTACTAACAAATACTCCTATTGCAAAACATCCTTCTCCATCTACAAACCCTGTTACAAATCAAGGGTTTAACTTTTTTACCTGAGATTTTTCGTCTTCAAGAGGGTAATAAATGTTATTTACTTGCCCACTCAAAGTGGGGTTTTGTTCTGTAGATCTAGTTGAATGTATAAAAGCTTTTGGCGAAAAAAGCCCACTTACAACTTTGCCGTTATCAGGATGGAAAGGGATTTTTCTCCCTAAAACCGGTTTCCCGGCGACTAGAGTACACCTTACAAAATCTAAATTCCTAGATTTTGAAGAACCATCTACTCGTTGCTCTTTTACAGGTTTTGCCTGATTTAGATCCGCGATCACCCATTTCATTTCTATCATCTTTAGTGATGTTACCATACCCTCAATCATTAATGAGGCCAGTAAGAAAGTTTCCTTAATTACCTTGGTTACTAAAGCTTTAGGGCTTCCCCGGAGTTTGGTTCTTTTACACTGTATATCTTCTAAAAATGTGTATAAAAACAAGTAAAAACTAGCCTTTACTCTATTATCCGATCCAAATATACCTATTAGAATAAATAACAAGGCAATCAGATTTATCATGCAAATAAATAATTTTATTGATTCTATCCCTGCATAATCTTTTCCTTATATTAGAGAATTTTCTTACAGTGAACATGACTGCATCAGTAAAACCTGTTACAAAGTAAGGATTTAATAAGTCTAATTCATGTGAGATTTAGCTTCTAAAGTGCAGTGGAATATAGCTTTATTTTATTTATCTGGTTAGAAGGGATTCTGATTTGATAGTTTCTTTCGAAACCCTTTAGAGTATACCTTAAATGTAATGTGGTTTCATTACATCAACTACCGTCTACTCGTTGCTCTTTTACAGCACCCTTGTAATTTAAATGCTGATTTAGATACGCGATAATCCATTTAGTTTTCACACATTTTCTGACTTATTACTATACACGATTAATTACTTCGCCCACTTATATCCTTTCAAATATAGCTTAGTACCAGAAACTTTAGGATGTCCCCGTAATTTGGTAGTTAATCCCACACAAGTTATTTCCATATCACTTTGCTGGAGGTAATTTATATATAATTTGATTAATTTATACGACCCTTATTCATTTCAGCTTTAATATTACGAATTTTTTCTAATCCTTTAATTGTCAAGTGATCCTTATTTTTGATTAAAAGAGCTACTTGTTTAAAATCTTGAAAATCTTGAGATTTTATTCCAACTATAGGATATTTACTAAATAGGGGAATCACTTTGTTAGTAACAGCCTCAATATCTGTAACTAATAACTCTCCATGTTCACCATTTCGGGCAACATAACGACCAAAACCTAAATAATCAACCAAACTTTTCATTAATTGCTCATCTCGACTGTGCTGAGTAATTGTAAACATTAATCTTACTGATTCTCCTAGTTTGGTGGGAGATTTAAAAAGACTAACGTAAAAACACCCATCACCAGACGCAAAACCAGCTATCCAATGCGAATGAAAAATTGTCGAGGGTTGAACTACAGGTCTAGAACAGGAACTATATCAGGAAAATTTTGTTTTAGTTTTTCAGACAATCCTTTATTTAACGAACACCTGATTGCAACTATTCCCCTAAATCCTTCCAATGTAATATGTTCTTTATTCCCCATCATAAGAATAATTTGTTTAAAAAATTCAAAATCTGTTCGTTTTTGAGTTAAAAGTGGATATTGATCAAAATGATCAATAATGGTCATTAAATCTTTTAGAGTAAAAACACGAAACCGTACTACATCTTTACTTTGTAGTGAGATAATACCTACTTTATTAAAATAGTTTTGGATTAATTTTAGTAATGCAAGATCCTTTTTGTGTAAGCCAATCTCAAAAGCTGGTTTAACTCTTCAACCTGTTTTATTAACCGGATCTCTTGTTATAGTAACAGTAAAGCAACCCTCAGCATCAACGAATCCTGTGACAAAATTAGGGTCTAGTTCAAATTCTCGCTTTGGATGAACTGTGGAATATAATCTTAACTTATTTATTTGTTTAATTACCGTCCTGTAGCCCCCGTTTATTGAAGCGGCTATAGGAGCCGAATAAAGTGAATTTAGGTCTTGTGTTAATGATTTCCCAGATCATATAGCAGGAGGTAGAATGGATTCAAAAAAAATGTAGAATAGTAAAATATCTAATACTAAGAAAACGGCCAATAACAAAGTTTCTAACAATAGTATTATAATAAGATAAGTTTCTACATCTTTTGATATAGATGTTCAATTTGATAAAATTGAAATAGGAATAATGATCGTTGTTAATAATATAAAATATATAGATAAACCATCTATACCTAAGAAAAAGTCAAAATAACTAATTTCATGATATTCTTGTACAAATTGAAATTGATTAGTACTAAAATCAAATAAAATAAAAATAATTAAAGATACAAATAAATTAAATATAGATGCAGTTAAAGCTATAAATTTAATACTTGTCAACGAAACCCCATTATCTTTATTAACCAATATTAAAAACACACCTATTATAGGAATAAAAAGTAAAGATAACAATAACATTATAAAAAAAAACAAAATTAAATACCTCTGTAACGCGTATAATGATAAAGTATCACCTACACTTTTTATAAACACCATAATTATCTTAAGGTTAATAGACTATATTAAAAAAACAGCAATTTATTCAATAATCTGTAAATTTAATAATCTGTAAAGATTTTAATTTACTATTGTTTATTATTTTTTGCTTTAGTTAAATATAAATTTAATTTTGTCCGAGTAATTGTTTTACAAATATAATATTGTTATTAAGAACCAGGGCCGGCCTTATTTTTTTATTATTTATCCGCCCTGGCCCTGGCCAAAGCCAGGCGATAGATAAATAACTAAAAAAAAATTGTGGCCGGTTAGAGCCAAATGTATTATAACTATCTTTGGCCAGGGCCAGGGCCAGGGCCGAAATGTAATATGAAACAGGAATATGAAGGAGTTGAACCTTATATTAATGATCTGCAATCAAAATGCATAGCCGTATGCAACATATCCCTTTTTTTTTTGTGGCTAAGGCCCTAGATTAAAAGTAAGATTAACAGTCAAATTAAGAGTCAGATTCATAATAAGAGTAAGAGTCAATATTTTTATTAAATAAAAAATAGTAATACAAATATAGAAATACATGTAATAATAATAATATCCCTATAATGACCATTTTTAATTAAATCCCTTATTTTTTTACCCAAATTACAGTATTTACGTATTAAATTACAAATTTGTAAAACTAAAAAATAAGTATATACCTGATTAAAATGAACTTCAAGCTCAGGTAAAATATAAAATAAATAAGGTAAGATATAAGGTATAAAAAATAAAATACTAAAACCCAGTGAAAATGTAAACACAGGTAAAAAGTATCTAAAAAATGAAATAGGTATAATAGGAAATAAAATACCTGTTTTGTAAATATGCTTACTATAACTATCATGTGAAGTTTTAGGACGTTTAGATGGTCCAGGTTTATCGTCTGAAGAAGATATTGTCTCTTCTTCTGATTCAGTCTCATATTCTGATTCTGTCTCATCTTCTGATTCAGTCTCATCTGAATGAATGTCGTGTTTCTCTTTAAGTATTTTAATTTCATTTTCTAGTTCTTGTTTTTTATTTTGCTCTATATCTTCCAAGAGTTGTTCTTGTTTTTCATTTATGATTTTTTTTACATGGCGTCTAATTTTATCTTTTTCGATGTTAAATGATATTATATCTTGTGTTCCTTTATCAGAATTTTCTTCTTCTTGTTCTTCAAGATCTTTTTTTTGTATTAATTCAGCATACTCCCTGTCTTTTTGTATTTGGGTTGAAATTTGTTCCTCTTGCTCTGCATCTTGTCACTTTTTCTGTTCTTGTTGTTCTTTTTTCTCTAGTTCATCCACTTCTTGTTGTGTAGCTTTACCTTTACCTTTATCAAGTTTTTTGCTGGAATCTGATCCAAAACCACTATGCAGTACGTTAGAAAATACATATGTTTTAGGTATATTCAGATTACTATAAATACTGATTAATAATAATAATAAAAATGCTGTAGCACATACATCTATACCTAATTCTTGTATACTTACTGGTATAAATCAATGACTACTTACTCAAGTTTTTAATCCAAAGGATCCATTACGTGTTTTAGACATAATAAGTATATATTGTGCATTAGATTTAACAAAACCTCTTAATATTGTGGAGGCTAAATTGTTCAAAGAAGAGCGTAAATTTTTTAAACTACCAACATATCTTAATTTAAATATAGCCCTCATCGCAGTTAAACGCCTTGTTAACCTACCTGCTGCTTCAAATCTTACACCACTTACTACTTGTTGTTTTATGACATTTAAAACATTCTGCTCATTCATATTTTCCATCCGATCATCAAATGTTCTAAGTGTATGTAAATCAGGTATTTTTACCATTTGTAATACGGCTTTTCTTAATACTCTTACTACTTTATTTTGTCTATCTCTTAATTTTAATACTACAGCAGATGAAAAAACATCACTGTTTAAGTGTATAGATTTTAAATCAACTAACTTAATTTCTACTTTTTTATCATATATTTTTTCTATTAAACTGTTTAAACCTAAATTTTTTCAACTTAGCATTAAAGTATTAAATTTAGACATATTAAAGTTAATCATATCTACAGCATTAAAAATTAGTAATTGTACCCTAGAAAGTCTTTTTAACAATATTATGTAAAATACAGGTATTTTATATAAATCAAGCTGAAACTTAGCATTGGATATTATACCTTTAAATAAATTATCAGTTTTTTTAACAAAAGCCATATTAAACTTTTGAAAAATAAAAAATTGGTTTTTTAATAAATGTGTAAGTCTATTCTTCTGTGTTAGTTTTTCAACTATTTCATCTTCAACTAAATATTTCTTAACAAATGTAAAATTAATATGCTTTCTTACATATCGTTGAACTGATGCTTTTTGTTTATTATATACATACAATAAAATAACAAGTTTGGTGTTAGTGTGTTTGGTTTCAGCTCTACTTACATATAATTTATTAGCTGAATAACGACTCTTGTTATGCCGTCTACGTTTAAATAATACTTTGATTTTATTTTCTAACATATTAAAATAACTTGCAAATATACTATTTACTGTAACATCAATAGCAATTAATGATTTAATATATGATTTGTTATAACTATATACACTGTTAAACCATTCCTTTGTTGAAGAGGGATAAAATATAAGGTTTTTGTATTCATTTTTATCAACTTTATTTAGTATTTGAAAATTTTCTTTTATATTAATACTATTAGTATTATTATTATTTAATGATTTATCATTAAAATTTGTCTGTTTTATTTTGAATATATTTAACATTAAATATATTATTTAATTATTAGATTCTGTTAGGGAAAGTTGTAATAAGGAACTAGTTTATAAAAACTTATAAACTATTATGAAAAAAGTGATTTGACGTCTAAAGTACTGTAATATTCAAGCCACACTAAGTAATATTGCAACTATATAATACATAATATTATCATGTAATTCAACAAAAGCTTTGCAATGTGTACTAGCACTATAGTGGAAGTAAAGTCCTCAAGTTCTAGGTACATAATATGCATTGGTAAACTATACTTTTTTTTACCCTAAACAAATGCATTTATTGAATAGAAGTACCTTAAATTTTCTTAAGAAACCTATGAGTAAAATGTTATCCCGGCCTTATTTTTTTATTATTTATCATAGATAAATAACTACAAAAAAATTATGGCCGGCCCTGGCCCTGGCCCTGGCCCTTAAATTCTAATTATAAATGCCCCAGTACAATAGGCATATTTAATATTATTTTCTAAAATCCTGCACTTCAAAACGCAAAAGTGGTATTTGATAAAGTACTGCACTTAACTATAAAAAAAAAGGAATTTTATAAGTCCTGCACTCTACGAAAAAAAAATAAGTATTTAATAAATTCCTGCACTTCAATCTGTAACATAGGTATTTTATATATTCCTGAACTTCAATACATAAGATAGGTATTTTATAAATACCTGCTCTTCCATTAAAAAATAGGTATCTAAGTAATAATTACAATAACACTATATAACATAATTTATATAATGTGTACTAACCCGATACTCTCTATTAAACACATAATTTTTTGTTACATATAGTTATTCGACTTTATTAAGTATAAGGCGTTTAAACTATGTTAATAAACTTTAAACTTATTATGATAACAATTTATTAAATGCAAAAATACAGTTAAATTGTAAAAACCTAGATGGTATATTTTCATTATATATATAAATGTATATTTACGTTAGTTTTAAGTATATGTAATTATTTTTAACATGAATATTATATTTAAAAATTACTTGGATACAAGTAAGCCGGGTCCTGTTATGCAATATTTAACTAAACAAAAGATTATTCAGGCTTTTTATTTAATAGTTATAATAAAATACTAAAAGTTTTTATTATTTTTAATTTCTGTTAATTACCTAAGCTTGTACCTCACTTCTAATAAAGCTATTTTAAATCACCGGACTTCCCTGGTATATTTATATTTACCATTATTTATAAAAAAATAATGTATAAATTAATATATATTACATTTGTATCACAAGTTTATATTATAATAAACACATGGTTAAAAAGTATAATTATAACCTTTAAAAAAGTGGTTCAGGACCTCCTAATCCTAATGGAAGCAGGAAGTTACCAAAACCTCCTATTAAAGCTGGATAACCATACAGAATATCATCTTTTTTTGTTATGTTTGCTGCTAATCTTAACCCTAGAGAAACATTACGCAATCCTACAAAAAACTTAATTACAGCTACCTTCTTAACATTACTTTGTTTTTTATCACTCGTATTTTGTCATATTATCAAATTTTCCTCCTAGAAGTTTTCCATGAATTTTATATAGCAATGCTCTCTTATAAACCCCTTAGGACCTAAAAGTGTATTACTTGTACTATCAGAGTTATACGTTGTAAAGGATGAGCTACTAAAATCGTTGTACAGTTCTCTAAAATTAGTTAACCCTGTTTTTACATGATGATTGTATAGCATAGGTCCCTCTGTATCTAAGTAGTCTTTAAAATCTAAGACAGCCTCTGGTGTACGCATGCTAGGTATTAAAAAACAAATTCTAAGTGTTTTCATATTATATGAATAGATCTTAACTAATCTAATGTTTAAAAGTATATTAGTATACCTCTCTTTAAAGTCCTTATCGTGTATTAGATCATGTGCTTGTTTACTTGTAATATTGTAGTCGTTAGTTGATGATGCTTGTTTAACTTTTTCAAGTATATACTCTAAATTAGCTACAAGATATTGCTTATTATCCTGAAGTTTGGAGAAAGTGGATTTAATTCGGTTTAAAATGATTCTATCTATTATACCTATACCCATTAATTTAAATAATATATTAATAACATTAGCCATCATTAATGGAAAGGCACACATTAAACAAATTAACCGAAATATAAATACATTTTTATTAGAGGTCTTTGAATTAATATAAAGAGCTATAAGTGTAGAAACAAATAAGGCAAGTATAGTTCCACCAAGCCCACCAATAAGACCAGGTAAATAACTTAAATTACTAGGCAATTCTCTTACTGCTATATTTAGATAATTGCTAGAGTCAACTAAATAATTAATCCCCTCAGATGGCATATATTCATCAAAAATAAATACAGGACATGTTTGTTCGGCATAATTATTTAGTAAACGATAAATAACATCATTACGAGGATCGTATATATATTCAATAGTATTTGATTGAATAAGTCCCTTAGCAATACAACCATCTGGTTGGTTATGTAAACAATGTACTATTACTAAATCTTTATTATCATCCACATAACGGTTAAAAATTAAATCTATGAGTTAAGTTATATAATATTTTATAATAGCCTTCTGCGTGTAATCCTATACAAGAAGCCTCAGAATTAGGGATTAAGCCAGGGTGATTAAGAGTACTTTCCGCATAGCTCCTCATTGATGTTATATGTTCTATACTTATGTCAGGTTTATTTAGTAATGGATATAGTTCAGTGGGATATGACGGTACTGATGTCATTAAATCATGCAATTTCTCCAAATTATAAGGTTGAGTAGGAATCGATGAAATCAATTCATTATTTACTATATTATTAGGACAAACAGGGCTAATAGTATAATACTTAAACCTATTAAGAGCTCCCTGATTATATGCCTTATGCAATTGTATTCCAAATAAATTTCCAAATTTAACAGGAGAAACAAACGGAGTTAAATCTCTAAAGACTTCAGTAAGCTTATCCTTTCCGTTCGTAGAATAAAATCTCTGTTGTTTGATAAACATATTAGATTTATATTCTTTACAACCCAAACGGTTAGTTTTATTTTGTTTATAGTCAATCATACCAGAAGTTTTATCTTCTCGCGTTTGCGGAGAAACAGTTTTCTTTTTAAAGTCAACTCCCCGGGCTAGTTCCCCTCCTCCTTCTTTGAAATCAGACCCGTCTTCCATTACAGATAATCGACTAATTTTATTATCATTTATATTTACACCCATATTTGAATACAAACTAACACCATATGATTTCTGTAACTTACTATCACAAATGAATATAAAAGGGATAATAAACACCATATAAATTAATTCTACAGTAACACCGTAAGGCAAAGCAACAGTAATATTCATATCCTTCATGATCATACACAATGGAACAACCAATAATATAAGGATATGCAATAGAGAAAGTAATACATGTGTTTTTATCATATTTTTTTTTTAAGATTCTGCTGGGTATTTTCGGGGAACCTTCGAACTAGTACCGTACCAACACATACTTTCTGTTGAAGTCCTCTTGATTTATTCAAGAATATTTCACCTCACCCAGCTTCATCACTTGACATTGATCCACCCGTCCGCTTTGGCGAGGGTAGATCTTTGAATGTCCGCGCAACTACTAACAATTGTTATCTTGTTAAGGGGGGCTGGTAATTTTAATAAGACTACTGATTGTATGTTATGTGTACCCTTTATTAAATAAGGTAGAAGATTATATTACTTTATACAGTGCTCAGTCCAGAGGTTTCTGGTTCTTAAATAGAAGTTCATTGTGGCGTACTTTCTTCATTGAATCATCGTGAATACTTTCATATCCTTTACCACTGATTCTTTGGTGGGATTCCATAATGGGAAATCTATCAAGAGAGAGACATTAAGAAACTTTACAGGTAACCATAATACAATTACTTCAAGAGTCGCAGTGGCTTCACGGGCCGTTACTAATCCTGCTAAACCAATTTTTTTTTATCGCCTAGCGCAAAAAATGGAGGTGGTCTTTCCCCAGCCAAAGCAGTAATCACCTGATTATTAGCCTTAAATTACAAGTCCTATATTAAATAAGGCGATACTATATAAATACTTTTCCTCTTAATAACAACCTTTTCAAAGGTCATCAGATTAAGAGACTTTTTAGTTAACATAAAAAAACCCCAAAACATAAACAAATCTTACTACAACACCCAAAAACACAACACGTGTAAATTCTGCAATTTTATTCGACTATACCACATGAAAAAATAACACAAAAAATGGAAATACTTAATAGAATATAATAATTTAATGCATTACTATTTATTTATAAAACCAAATTTTAATATAGGACTCCGTAGAGCTAGAGATTAGCTAGGCCAGTTATACCTTTACAATTTTTGAAAAAAAATGGGTTTAAATATAGATTATAAGAAATAAGTGATTTGAACACTTAACCTGCCGTGTGTAAAACGGATGCTCTACCAACTGAGCTAATTTATTTTTTGTTCTGGCTAAGGCCCTGATCGGACAGGGCATTTTTTTAAGGGGTGCTAAATAAATTTAATTTAGTATTTACCTTTATAGGGTTTTCCTGTATTTCTTCTTAAATATGTAACTATACTTTGAGGAAATACACCTAAAGTTTTAGCAGCAGAAGCTATATTAGGGTGTGTAGTGATAACCCCATTACTTATTTCTGTTAAAGATAAAGGTTTACAACTTTTTTGTGGATTGTTATTTAAATCTTTTAAACCTTCTGCTGCTTCTACTATAAATCTTCCTAAAATAGGTTTATCTGAATTTAAATGAATAGCACGAGAAATATGTCTTTTATCTATACCTAAAGCCCTTGCGGCTGAAATTATAGCATGAGCAGTAATAATACTGTTATGAGGTTAACGTTTATAAAGGTATTTAATTATGTTAGTTTTACCCTTAAACTAATAATAGTTATAGTTAGTTTTACTCTTAAACTAATAATAGTTATAGTTAGTTTTACCCTTAAACTAATAATAGTTATAGTTAGTTTTACCCTTAAACTAATAATAGTTATAGTTATTAAGGGCCAGGGCCAGGGACAGGGCCAGGGCCGAAATGTAATGAGACAGGAATATGAAGGAGTTGAACCTTATATTAATGATCTGCAATCAAAATGCATAGCCGTATGCAACATATCCCTTTTTTTTGTGGCTAAGGCCCTAGATTAAAAGTAAGATTAACAGTCAAATTAAGAGTCCGATTCATCATAAGAGTAAGAGTCAATATTTTTATTAAGCTTTCTAGCCAAATATTCGGTTAGTTTAGTTACCCTATTATACTCCTCTCTAACTTCTAAAGCTCTAGCCTTTAACTCCTCACTCGTCTGTTTATGTTTGTCTCTCTCATGTTGAGGTAAATAAGGGTTTTCCCCCAATTCACACTCTTTATCGCTTTCAGAAGCAAGATTAAAATTTTGCTCATATAGTTCCTTTTTTTTTCTGGCTAAGGCCCTTGCAGTTATTAAAGTGAGAAAGAATTATTAAATAAACAGAACTGTTTACCTTATCTTTTTTATAATGTGAATAAGTCATAATGCGATTACATACACAAGTACAAAATAAACATAATGTAACTATAATTACTAAAGTGTTAAAAAATATAAATGTTAAAATAAGTATAAACATTTCTAGTGTAATTCTAAAGCATCTTTTATGTATGAACAAGACAAGACCACAAACACTTGAGATTGTATAAATGCAATCCTAATTCTAGCCCTGAAAAGGCTATTATAAATGCTAGTGGTAATAAACCTAGTATGAAGAAAATAAATCCTGAATTCATAATATTGTATGTAAATCCACTAATCTCTGAACAGACCACTAAATCTTTCCATTTTCCCTTAAATGATCTATAATTCCCCAAACATCTGTTTTATCCGGTAATACCTGGTTAAATAAAGAACGTTTAGTATGATATAATTCACTTAATTGACTACAGACTCTTCCATTTCCTGGGGTATCCTCATAAAATAATTGCTGTTTAGAATCGAAATTAAATTTAAGTTCGGAAAGATGAATTTTCTGCCAATAAACCCTACCATCTGCATTTACACCGTTTTCTATTCTTAGATAATAATGAGCCTTTCTTTCTAAGTAGTCTGTGAAATTAGTGTTAGTACCAGTGCCTGTATCTGTACCTAAATTAGATACAACTCCTGTACCTTCATTAATACTCAAATAGACACCAGTATCTTCCCCCGCTAAATGATGATCTAGACCTAAACAGATATTATTTAAATCAACAAAAAATTGAGAAAAGTCTAAACTTGATATACATGCATAGGTAGCCATAACAATTGTGTTAATTAACAATAATAAAAAATTAATGAATACAAAAATTAATATATTTAAAGGTAGTTTAAGTGAAAATTCTACTAAATCCCCTAGTTTAGTGTATATATAAGCTAAAATATTAGATATAGTTACCTTGATATAATAGAAATAGTTAATTAACATTGTAATCAATACAATGTTAAATAATACCGCTAATACAGTAGGATAGGATATAGCACTATCTTGGGGGTAAGGTCCTAAAAATGTAGGTGGATCACAGTGAATAACTATTGGCATAAACCAATGACTACTTACTCAAGTTTTTAATCCAAAGGATCCATTACGTGTTTTAGACATAATAAGTATATATTGTGCATTAGATTTAACAAAACCTCTTAATATTGTGGAGGCTAAATTGTTCAAAGAAGAGCGTAAAATTGTTAAACTACCAACATATCTTAATTTAAATACTAGACCAGTAAAGATAATAAAATAAATAGTAGTTTTCACTAAAAGGTTAAAAAATATAAATGTTAAAATAAGTATAAACATTTCTAGTGTAATTCTAAAGCATCTTTTATGTATGAACAAGACAAGACCACAAATACTTGAGATTGTATAAATGCAATCCCTAATTCTAGCCCTGAAAAGGCTATTATAAATGCTAGTGGTAATAAACCTAGTATGAAGAAAATAAATCCTGAATTCATAATATTGTATGTAAATCCACTAAGTATATTTAATAGCATATGTCCAGAAAGTCGTTCAACAAATTCATCCTCAAATTATGCTATTTATTAGCATAAGTAAACTTTTATTACTATATAATGCAATTAGGAGGTCTCCGGGTAAAGTACCCGGCGTATACCACAGTATTCTAGTTTACTAGTTTGAACAAATATTTTCCTTTAAAAGGTTTAGTTCTATTTTCTTTTAAGTATAAAGATATACTGGGTTGACGACTTATCCGCTGTTAGCGCCAATATAAGAAAAGCAACAATATAATATCAACCAACTGCACACTTTTTTGTTATAATATAACTTAAATTAATTTAAAAAGATATTTATTTCTAAATGGAGTAGTACGTTTTCGATTAAAATAAGTAGAAATACTAGCTGCAGATATACCTAGAGCTTCGGCTGCTGAACTAACCGAAGAATATCTAGTAATTTCATTAGTATGAATATTGGTAACTTCTATAGTCTTTGAATAACGTTTAACAAAAGAGTCCACCTTGGTGATAATAAATCCTTTAATAGTGCTAATTTGTTCATTTGTAGACGAAGACTCATTATTTTTAAGATAGTTTGAAAGACGTTTACTAGATATCTCCAAGTATTGGCAAGCGGCTTTCATTGTAGAGAATTGTTTGGTAACACCTGAAGCCTTATCAGTTAATAAGACAGCTTGTCTTTCATTAGTAAGCCCAGATGTGGAAGGTAAATATAAACCAGATTTTACTTTAGTAATTGTATAGCCATTGTAAAGTTTAGAACTAATTAAATATCTCTTAACCGTAGTCATGTGTACCCCTAGGAATTGAGCAGCTTGCGCCATAGAAGTGAATTGTTGGCTATCACCTGTTTGACTATTAGAAAGAACGACTGGCTGTCTAAAAGGATTACTATTAGCCATATTCTCTAATTGAGTTTTAGATAATTTTCGTCCTAACATGACTTCTCTCTTAGATTTAAGGAACTCCACCGATAGATTTCTACTTTTCGATGCTATACTCATGAGTTTAAGAGAAGCTACGCTATGTTTGTATCCTAGGTTTGACCCTGCTATTTTTAGTATATTATATTCTGGCTTAAATTTATCCAAGTAAAATTGCTCTCTGGCCAGTACTTCCACCTTTGAGCAATATTCTAATATTTCCAATCTAAATCCGGCATAACCATATTTTAAAAGTGCCTTACAAATGAGAGATTTTCCCCGCTTACTATCTGATAAATAGCTATTATTAAAGTACCGTCTGAATCTGATCTGAGGCTCGTTAGTCTTTTCTATTTTGTCTCGTTTACCTTTTCTACTTGGTATCGTTTTTTCACTATAAATGAACCTTGATGTTTGCTAAGCCTTTTAGATATGGCAGGTTGTGTAACACCCATTGCTTCTGCCGCTTTTTTTATAGAAGTATATACAGAAGTTTCATTTGTTTTTAAGTCTACAACCTTGAGGGCTGTCCCGCTATCTGCACTCATTCTAGCTTTCATTGATTCTGAAAGAAAGGATTTACCTATTTTGGCTAAAGTAATTAAGGCTCTTACTTCTTTACTGTGTGTTTTTCCAAAATTTGGGTTATTCAAACCTTTATTTGCCAAACTAAGTAATTTTTTAGTTTGTTCAGTAAGTTTACGCCCTTGAGCAGCTTGACTCATTTTTAGCCGGCTTTCCTCTGAATGCTTAGTTCCAAGTCTTGAACCTGCGGTAGTGAGTATATTATATTCAGGTTTTAATAAATCAATATAATATTGTTCTCTACTTATGACGTTTTCTGCTGTACAGTATTCTAGTATTTCTAATTGGAAGTTTAAGTAACCATATTTTAAAATTGCGCTATAAATCATGCTTTTACCTTTGACTAATTCGGAGGAAATATTCCTAAAGCTATAGTACTTTCTAAATCTTGTTGTTAGATTTACACTACTACCAATATAGGTATTACCATTTACCTTGTTAACTCAACGATAAACACCTGCTTTATTATTATAATTTTTTAGTATGACTGATTTGTTCAAAAAAGCGTCAGGATATGTTACAACAGGAATAAGGCTGCTGCTTTCCACTGGTTGATCATTTATATCCAACTCCGCTGGATTTATAGTAGAATAAGGTCTAGCGTTCGAAATATACGCTAACGGCAGACAAAATAAGGGACTAATTAAATTCATACAGTCACTTTGGCGAATAGAATCCACGGCGAAGCCGTGTGGTAAACCAAGATGGACAGTAGTATGGATGTTCATAACCAACATACCTAATATGACAACCAATAATAAAAAGACAAGTAGCGCCTTTCCAAGATAAAGTAATAAATTTGTGTTTTTCATTTGTTTTTTATATAATGCTTCGTATAAACCCTCTGCATGGTTTTACAGGAATAGCTCGCTCCTTTTGTCTACTAGCTTATAGTGTTACCTGAGACCTGTAAGATTCACCCATGACCGCCTGCGTCATAGGCTATATAACATTGACATCGTGTTATAAATACTTAGCTACACTGATTTCTGTCCCAATCCATCTGAGTTATGTCAGACATTTCTCACCTGATGTTATATTACGACTACACTCCTTGAGGACCAGACTAACGCTATTGAGAGTAGCGCATACTCGTCTTAGTTTCCGGCTAGTGTTCTCAGAAGGGCTGATGATGTTATTTAGATTGGAGATTTACAGTGATCTCTAACCCTTTAATAATTAAGGTTGATGTTTAACACCTTTAGTTTTCCCCAGACCAAACAGAGGACTAAGCATTCTAGAACTGGAATCCATACCCTTTCCACGCGCAAAGGCGATAAATTACCACCCTCGCAAGGCAAGTGCGGTAGGGTATAAACAAGTGGAGGAAGGGTATGGAAAATAATTTAATACTAAAAAACACACCTACGGTCTCCGACCCTCCACGGGTGGAACCTGAAACAAGGTAAAAAAATCTTGAATACAACACCCCTGGTGCTGCCACGATTAAAAGGCAAGCTTCAGGAAAGTTATACAATTTTATTCGATTATATTATATGAAAAAACAAAAAAAAATTGGAACACAAAAAAATGGAAATATTAAATAATAATTTAATACGCTACTGTATATTTATAGATAGGTTGGAACTCCTTACATACTTCTTACCATTCAATTTATTAGTCACATGAAATAGCGGATGATCCGATATAACTTTTTCCTGATTCTGTATGCACTCAACGATAAACACCGGGTTGTCCTTTATTATCTACAATGATTGTATTGCTTTCCTTATCTGGGTAAAGATAAGTTTTAACTGGTTCTTGACCAGAAGATGTAGACATAGTCCTTATACAACCTTTAGGCATTAAGTAAATATTGTTTAAGCTAATAAATGTAAACCCAATCCGCCTTTTACTGTGGATTCCATGAAATCTTTTTGGGTCAGTATAAGGTGAGTTTAGGTTAAACTTAACACCAGCTCCAAAGCTGAAAAAAGAAAGGGAAAAATATAAAGAATCTTTAAAGAAAGGAAGACTACTCCTTATAGGAATAGTCTTAATTAACGATATAATATTGAACAACTTTTGAACTAAACGGATAACAAATTTATCCCCAAATGACAATTTTGCTTCACAAAAAGCAGCAGCGGTAATAGAAGAGTAAATTGTAACCTGTTTAGTGTCGACGTTAGTAACCTCCACTTTCATAGAAGTTTTTTGAACCTTTTCGTTGATTAAATTTGTACTTTTGTCATCTGAGTTTAAATTTAATTTAAAAGTATATTTACCTAAAACAGGTTTATCTTGTTTCAAGTAAATGTAATGTTCAATATATCTTTTGTCAATATCTAAAGCTCGGGCTGCAGCTCTAATGGCATGGTAAGTAGTAGTAGTATTTTTTTCCAAATAAGTTACCTCAACTTCGATACCACTAGATTGACCTTTAGATAATTTAGTTAAAAATTCCGGAGATTTGAATGTCTTAGATGCAGCGATACGCATATTTTCTAATGTAGCTTCAGAATGTGTTCATCCAGATCCTCGATAAGGGCTTCCAGGTGTTTTTAATATATTATACTCAGGAGAGTATACTTCAAAAAAGTGTTTTTCTCTAGACATAAGACTATCTTTGTCACAAATTTCTAAGATAGTAAGACTAAAGTTAGTATAACCGTACTTTAATAATGCAACGTTAATAGGCATACTTTTTTCGTTTAGTATTCTATTTACATTGTAATATTCCAAAAGCCTACGGGTTAAAGCCACGGAACTCCCTACGTACTTCTTACCATTCAATTTATTAGTTCACATGTAAATCCCAGATTTACCTTTAATATAATTAAGGATATTTAGTTTGTCTTTGTCGGCATCAGAGAAAACAGCTAAACCAGAAGAGTCTGTAGAAGAGGAACCATCACTTTTTGAAGTTGAAAACGCCCTTACGGCAATAGGTCTTAAACACTTCGTAGAGAAGGCATAATTTTTAGATGAATAATATAGGCTACGCGATCTCACGTTATGTAAGTGAAAACAATAAGATGGGACAGATCTCTTAGTAGAATTTTTAACAAAAGATAATATAAGTCGTTAACAACTTTATCCTTTCTTTAAAGGTATATATAAACTTTGTCCCCTTATTTAAAGGTGTTTATATACTTTATCCTTTCTTTAAAGTGTTAGGTTATAAAATAGGGATAGGCTATTGTTATATCTTTAATCTTAGGTTACTTAGTTTCTCCCAAGAACCGGCTTTCCCGGCGACTAGAGTACACCTTACCATTAGTTTAATATAATGGAAGAACCGTCTACTCGTTGCTCTTTTACAATAATTTCAAATATTACTGATTTAGATCCGCGATCACCCATTCCTATTACTAGAATCTCTAATGATATTACTATACCCTCAATCATTAATGAGGCCAGTTAAGAAGTTTCCGTCTTATCTTTAGTTATTAGAGCTTTAGGGCTTCCCCGGAGTTTGGTTCTTTAACACAATAAGAATGAGTACCTAATCTCATCTTTTTTTTATGTTTGCTGCTAATCTTAACCCTAGAGAAACATTACGAGCAAGATATGATCGGCTGTGTTTTTTGACCTGTTAAATACATCAACAAATTTTAATGTATTTAGTATAAAGTAGTTTAAATATAAAAAATCAGTGTTTATACTAATTTTAGATTATATTTATTTTTATAAGGATTAGTACGTTTCTTGCAAAAATATCCGGATAAACTAGCCCTAGGTACACCCAAAGCTTCGGCAGCTAAAGTAAGCGAAGGGTATGTTTTTACTTCATTTGTATATATATCGGTGACCTCTACTTTAAGATATTTCCTATTAACTTTAACCTGAGTATCCGTAATCTTGAAAACAGTATACCCTTTTAATTCAACATTATCGGTTTTAGACATATTGTTTAAAAAGTATCCTAGCCGCGCCCTAGATATATCCAAATATTTGGCAGCATTTACCATAGAAGAGAATTCTTTGGAAATACCTGTTAACTTATTAGTTAATCGGACAGGCTGTTGCTGGATAAAACTAGAAGTAGACGATAGCTCAGTGACACCGATATCATTTGAAGGGGCTTTAGAAATAGTATAACCCTTGTAAGGCATATTATTTAATAGATATTTCCTTACGGAAACCCGAGATATATCTAGATATATACCAGCGTCTGTCATAGAAGAAAATTCTTGGGTCTTACCTGTTTCCGTGTTAGTTAACAGGACAGACTTTCTAAAGGTATTACTTAGACGCATTTTATCTAAACGTTTATCGTCAAAAGTTATACCTATTAACGATTTTCTTCTAATATCACGGCTTGATTCGGATACTATTCTATTTTTAGAAGCTAAACCTATTAACTTTTTAGCTGCTTCACTATGTTTGTAACCTAAGGGAGATCCAGCAATTTTTAATATATTATATTCGGGTTTACATTTATCAAAGTAGTATTGCTCTTTTTTAAGTAATACATCGGTAGAGCAATATTCTAAAATTTCTAAACTAAACTCCGCATAACCATATTTTAATAGTGCCTTACATATGGGCATATTCCGTTTAGGGTATGATATATGATTATAATTAAAATATTGTTTAAATCTAAGATTCAACTTATTTGAAGAACCTATATAAGTTTTACCGGACTCTCTGTGTACTCAACGATAAATACCCGTTCGTCCTTTATTTTCATTAACGATCAGTTCTTTGTCCTGATCAGCGTTAATATAGACTCTCTCGGCCAATATTTCAGATGATGTAGACAGAGTTCTTTTGCTGCTTAGAACGTAAGTACTTATTAAGATCGAAGCCGGTCTGCTTAATAGCATACCATTAGACCGACTCTTCTTTACCACAGATTTATACTTATCTGGTGTTAGGTTGTTGCTAGTAAATATATTACCGAGGAAACTTTTTCAAATCCGTTTATAAACACAAATTTTTGTAGCTCCACCAGACCAGATCAGGTCAAAAACTATACAGAAACTTTAAATTTGAGTTACTTAATTCTACTCAAATACCACTTTCATGGCGACTAGAGTACACCTTACAGTATTTTTTTTAATACTGAAGAACCGTCTACTCGTTGCTCTTTTACAAATAATGAATTATTTGATTTAGATCCGCGATTACCCATTTCTCTGCTATTCGATCATCTCTAATGATCTTACCATACCCTGAGTCATTAATCAGGCCAGACATAAAGTTTCCTAAACATCCTTGGTTATTAGAGCTTTAGGGCTTCCCCGGAATTTGGCTCTTTTTCACGATTTAAGTTTCCCAACTTATTTTTATGAATTCAATAATTACTAAAAGTGGTAGTAATCCTAAAGGACACCCTGCTGGTACAAATAAAGAAAAGAATTTTAATCCGTGTTCTTTAAACCCTAAAACAGTTGCACCTAATACTACAGTAAAGCTAAGTGAAAATGTTAAAATGAAATGTGAAGTTGATGCAAAACTGTACGGACGACTTTTATTAGTAGTGTATAAGTAAAACTATGTATTAACTATCATAAAATAACGCCCCTAATTACTTTTTTATTATTATTCTTTTTAATTCTCATCTAAATTTTTTTAAGATAAACTCCTGTACCTTGAAATGTAAATTGAGCACCACTATTTGCTTTTAGACTTACAGTGTAGTGGTGCAATCCTAAAAATTTCCCACAACTTGAATAACTAGAAAAAGATTGTATTTCTTTATCAGACGATGAATCCATTAAAAGTACAGAGATAGCTTTATTATTAGATATAAACTTTTGAGTTGACTTAACAAAGATCTTATCTTCTCTGTATTCATAATTAGAAGGTTGTTTTAGTATTTCCGTAATATCAGCCAAAAGAACACTTCTATCCTCACAAGGTATCTTAGAAGAAGATAGTCGTTGATTATTCATTTGATTTCTAACACGGTTTATTAAAGCTTCTCCTTCAAAAGTATAATGTAAACCTCGTTTAAAAATCTCCAATAGTACTTTTCAATCTCTGTAGTCTAAATATTTTTTACTTTGTCAAACAAGGCCATCCAAAAAAGGAATGAAAACAAATTCTATAAAGTCTGGGTTATATAACCTTAATATCGTAATTTCTCTATTTTTTGAATAAATTTTAATTGCACTTTCATAAAGATGTTTATGCTGTGGATCTTTTACTAAATTAATCATAAAGTCTTTAATAGCATGTAATAATTCTTTATTCCCTTTCTGTGTAATTGAAAAAGCTAATAGATTATCTCGGCTAGTTATATAAAAGGAACCATCTCCTTCAATAAACCCAAGTAGTCAGTAAGAAGTTACTTTGTAGCTATGATTTAATGGCATAACTCAATCAGTTCTCTGTTTATTCCTACTATTTCCAATAGTTTCTATAAGAGGTTGGATTTCTGCTCGCTGGCTATGCTTACTACTTTGACTATAAAGCTCGTAAGCTTTAGCAAAAGACAAGAAATCTAGATGTTTAGTTGTATTCAAATGAAAATGCCCAAAGATTGCCAAAACAACTAATAATTCTTTTTTAGCCGAGATCTTAAAAGTAGCAGATGAACCTTTAAGATCGATACTAACTTTACCTATCTTCAAAATACTTTGAAGATAATCCAAAGCCTCTCGGTCGTCTAGGTGTAATCCTATTGTAAATATAAATTGATAAGAATTACTCCGATTACTAATTTTTGTTATTGCAAAGCAACCTTCAGCATCCGTGAAACCTCTGAACCATTCAACAAAGTTACGAGATAAAACTAGTTCTCTGTCAAGTAGTTGAATAATTACAAATTGTGGATCTACATGATCTTTAATTGTACAAGCTTGGGGTATATTATTTATTACTGGCGAGCTTGTTGAATAGGATCTCTTTATATGAGAAGACTGCGAGATCCAGGTGCCCCGTCGAAGCAGGTAAACCGGATCCCCAGAATAATGAGAATAATAATTATTAAGATTTAGGGTTATAAATTTATGGCTAGTTTTAACGTAATTTTTAGGGTAGTGGAAATCCCTACCCCATGCAAAACTATATGGACTACTTTATAAGACTTATAGACTTAAAAAGCTGGACTATATCTTGATCACTCATCTGTTAAATAGTTTGAGCAACCTATCGCATGTAGTCTCTGAGGATCCCGCCTAGACATCTATAAAGACTCTTTAAGCCGGTTTCCTGCTGATTATTCATTGTTTTATGTTTAGAATTGTCACGTCCTTTGAAAAATGAATTCCTTTTATCCCTGGCAGGGAAGGGGACATTAGTTAAGGGTCGTATCTAAACCATTAGAAACTCCCAGCATATAGTGACATGTATCTACTTATTATATGTATCTTTTATCTTTTATATTATATATATTGTGCTTATACGATCTTGAATAATTTGCGTTACGCAGACGTAGGTACTCTTCTACTATTCATATTACTGTTAATTACTTTTATTTTTTCTAATCCCTCCTTTGTTAAATGATCTTTAGATTTAACAATCTCAGCTATTTTTACAAAATCTAAGAAATCTAATTTTTTATTACCAATTAGAGGATATTCGTTAAATAAAGGTATAATCTTATTGATTATGTCTGAAAAAACTGTAACAGCAAAATATACTTCATTCCGATTTGAATGTGAAATGATACTTCCGCAATCTAAAAATTTAACTAAACTTTCTAATAAAATTCTATCACGAGAATGCTGAGATATTGTAAATCTTAAAGTTACATATTCCTTTGTTTTGTCTTTAGATACGTTAAATCCTAGATGGAAGGATCCTTCAGCTTCCACAAACCCTCTTAATCAATTAGTATCTTTCATTTCTGTAAATGGAACCTCTGGTCTGATTGCAGGTATTATATTAGGAAACGACTCTTTAAATTTTTCGGATAAACCTCAGTTTAAACTAGCCTTTATACCCACTAATTTCAGTATACCTGTCATAGTTAAATGTTCTTTTTTTTCTATTAAATAGACAGATTGTTTAAATAAAAGATAATCAGCTAATTTTTTAGTTAGTAAAGGGTAGTTATCTAAATGATTTATTATTACTTTTAAATCCTTTAAAGAACTAACACGATAATCTAATGCATCTTGTCCGTTTTTATATATTTTACCCCCTCCACCAAATGTTCTTTGTATTGCTTCTAACAATTTTCCGTCTTTCTTATGCAAGGAAATTTTAAAGATAGGTTTAACTTGTCACCCTATTAAGCTTCTACTATTTGTAAAAATAGAAGTGGTAAAACATCCTTCCCCATCTATAAACCCTGTAACATAGTATGGATGAAGGTAATAAGAATTCTTATTACTAGTTAACCTACGTGGGAAACTAGGATTAGTACGGTGTGGTAATATCCGCCAGAAATAAGTATCAAATATAGAAGCAAATTTATAAGTAGATGTATAAGTAGAATATGTATTAAGCGCATTCTTGTAATGTATGATAGCGAAGTTGCCAAAAAAGATAGCGGTGTAACCGCTAAAGATAAATATAATGGTAGATAGGCACCTTTTTACCATTCCGATTAGATTATTTATTAAGATAAAAATAAATAATGCATACATAAATGGGAAGTAAACTTGACCCTTTTTATTATTTATTTGGTTAATTACTATGCTGTGTATAGTAGCGTATAATGTTTCCTGAGTTAAAGATCATTTATTAGGAGCAATTTTTGCGTGATTAGTGGCTAAAATACTGAAATAAAAGGCTAAAAAAGTAGCAATTGTCATATATAAACCTATATTTGTAATAGATAGGTTAATGTTTCCTAATAAGGGTGTATCAATACTGAATAAGTTTCTAATCTCAAATTGATCAAGAGGGCTGATAATTGTTTCATATTTAAACATATGTAAATGTTTTATCTTTTACTACAAGTATAAAAAACAAGAATTTAATAAAGTAAATAATTGTACAATGAAATATATTGCACAACGATATACCTTAATTTTAGATAAACCTGCCTTATACAGCTGTTCTGTCTATTGAGATATATATATCAATACATTACTATATATTTATATATCCCCCCAGCAATGCTGGGGGCAAGGCGAGAGACTTGCTTTCTCTCACCAGGGGGAAGGAGAAAAGCTCGTTTAGGTACTAGGGGTAGTATACCATTAACCTATAGACCGATATATTATTTAATATTTAAGAGACTTGAACCTTTATGATAATGATCAAAGTCATACACTTTACTATTAAAATGTTTAAATATAGATTATAAGAAATAAGTGATTTGAACACTTAACCTGCCGTGTGTAAAACGGATGCTCTACCAATTGAGCTAATTTCTTTTTTGTTCTGGCTAAGGCCCTGATCGGACAGGGCATTTTTTTTTTAATGCCCTGATTAAACAGGGCATTAAAGAGACAATAGTTTAGGATTGGCATATACAAATAGTATCAGAATTAGATTTTAAATACTTGTGCATTTGTTCCTCAGCTAAATCATTGTCCCTGACTTCGTTGATATCCTCTAAAGATTTATAAAATATGTCTCTCGCCTTGCCCCCCCAGCATTGCTGCAGATGGGGGGATGCGGGGAAACATCTCTTATAAATTTATACTGATCAAAAGATCAGACCATAAGAATAAACCTGCTTTTTCCAGTATTCGCATATAGCTCATAATGAATTGAAGAAGGTTTATCACTACTCCCCCCAGCAATCCTGCTGGGGGGGAGTTTAAATTAGGTAAAAATGAAGAAACTAAAGAATTAACAAAAACTTAATTTAAGTTTTTTTATTGTTTATGTCCACTAAAGAATTTTCAATAAAAGTAACACTATACATTATAACTGAAAAATATAAAAAGTATAAAACGGTACTTAATTGACCAAATTCAATAAATGGTGATTCTACATGTTTAGCTCCTAATTGCATTAATATCAAGAAGTTGGCTACAAAAACGTAAAATGACACTTTACTTAGGGGTCTAAATTGCATACCTCTTGATCTACTTACATCTGTAATAGGTAATAACAATAATATTAAAATGGCGGAAAACATAGCAATAACCCCTAATAGTTTGTTTGGAATAGATCTTAATATAGCATAAAATGGAAGAAGATCGAAAAATTAAATCAACATACATTTTAGTAGAACTAGTTAATACCAGAATAAACAAAAATGTAAGTGACAGCTTTAGAGACCCAATTTATATAACATTTCTTTAATGAAGTATGGTTTAACTAAATTACGTAAGTTATCCATAGATTCCTTAAATATATATATACGGGGTTTCTTATCTCTGTTATAATGTATGGAGCATCTAAGATTAAATTTATCTTGCAGTGTGAACATATAAAAAAAATATCAAAAAGATTAACTATCACTTTTTGATAGAATAGATATTAGATATCTATCTTTATAAAGTTTCTGGGTTTTTATATAACTTCTTATTGTAGCAGTAGTAGTGTTAAGATGTGCCGCAGCTAATGTCATTGTAGAAAAAGTAGTAGTATCCTTCGTATGTGAATCTGTTATCTGTACAGATCTAGTCCTAGGATTACCTAAGCTAATTCTTGATTTAGCTTCTTCAGTATGTTTATAACTTCTGATTTTTTCTTTTGTAGACTCAGATAGCTTACGACCACTAAGTGCTTCACCCAAATTTAGCCGAGCCTCTTCTGAGACGACACGACCTAATGCTGACTCACTCATCTTTTTTCTTGACAATAAACTATGCTTAAATCCAAAAATTGAACCAGCTTTTTTCAACAGATTATATTCAGGTTGAAGCTTATCTAAATAAAACTGTTCCCTTTTGATTGTATCATCTTTACAACAATATTCAAGGATTTCTAAGGTAAAGTTTTCCAAACCGTATTTACTTATGGATAGGTAAATAGCCATACGGTTACCAGAACCAGTTACAAGTCGATTTTTATTGAAATAAACATTAAATCTAATAGTAAGATTTATACTACTTCCTACATAAGATTTACCATTTAGATTGTTTATTCAACGGTAAATACCAGCTTTGCCTCTATTTTCTTTTATAATAGTTTTTTTATGTAATTCAGCACTATTATAACACACTACAGGAACAACTAATGAGAAGTGAAGATCAACAGATTATTAAATTAACATGACAATATGACAGTTTATTTATTTTCACTAGGTATCTACGTCTTCACTAGTAAATGCATAAACGCTTATGTGTAGTCCACTACCTTGTAGACTACCGTCGGAACTTAGACCACCTTTTTAAACACATATCTTCCTTTATAAGGTCTATTTTGATTACGCTTAAAAAAAGCGGATATTGTATTATGCCCTATACCTAAAGCTCTAGATGTTGCATGCATAGAAGTATAGCAAGTTATAGTATTTAATTCTAAATCTTGAACTTCAATTTGAACTGAATTAGGATGATTTATATAATTAGAATCATAATTAGAAACAGTTAAGTTAGATTCTAACTTATATATACCCTTAAAAGGTTTAGAATTTATAATATATTGTTTTAAAGTGGTCTTGTTAGTATCAAGATGTTTAGCTGCCTCTCTTAAAGAAGCATATTCTTGCAAAACATTTGTTTCTAAGTTAGTAACCTTAACCTTAATAGATTTACTTATATTCAAATTAGCAAGATTTTTATTTACTTTAACCATAGTCTCTTGAGTGTGTTTATAACCTAAGGATGAATAAGCAAACTTCAATACATTATATTTTGGAGACAACAGATCCAAATAATATTGTTCTCTTTTAACTAGCTCTTTAGGATCACAATACTCAATTATTTCCAACTTAAATTCTGAGTATCCATGCTTAATAAGAGCTTTATTAATAATCATATTCTTACGTGAAATATGAGTAATAAAAATAGGATTATAGTAACTTCTTAATCTTCTCCCTAAATTTATACTACTTCCAATATATGACTTATTATTAGCTAAATGAGTTCAGCAATATATACCGGACTTTTTTTCATTTTCTTTAATGGCCTTTTTTTTATTAGAAAGTGCATCATTATAAGAAACAAAAGGTATAAATGTTAAACAGTTAAGATCAAACAAATTTATAAATATATAAACATGAAACTAAAAACAATAATTCTTAAAAATAACAAAATTACACCTATATAGCTTGCCAATTGAGCAGATATTATCTTCAGGTTTAACCCGTGTTATTTTACAGTGACGCTAAAAGGCCTTTCCCTAAATTAACTAAAAAGACAATGCTATAAGAGAAACGTGAAAAAAGTGAATTCAAAAAGCTAACCCTCTAGGTGTTAACAATTCATAAATGTTACTAGGGACTTTTTTAACGTTAACTACATAAAACATATCTTTAAATACATTAAAACAGGGAAGTTGCATAGTTGTGAAGGTTATAGAACTATATATTTTTTTAGTTCTATTATCTCTAACTAGTTTAGAATGAGGTTTATAATCCTTAACACAAAAAGGAATAAAGAAACTAAATACATAATCAAAATATTCTTTATGTGCCACAGCTGTTTGAGCATATGTTAATCTAGTATTACTAGTAGAGGACCTTCTTGATATGTGGGCATCACCGAGCAAAGTACCAACTAATATATCTCTTATTTCATCTGGCATTGTAATATCAGCTCTCTGAGCTGATGATAAACGTACAATACCTTTTGTTGAACTAGCAGCACTACGAACAGTGCAAACCGAGAATAGTAAGCTAATATCTGGATCATGTTAATTACATAAATATTTATATACTTATGTTCATAATATTACTATTATGATTGGACTATATCTTCAAACAAAATATTTTGTTTGTCTCGCGTACAGTCTCTGAAGATCCTACTAAGACCTGTTGTCCTTTGGTTTCCTGCTGATTATCCTAATATAAAGGAACTCTAAGCATTTAGCGAGATTAAGTGACATCTTTCTTTATCACTCTGGAACTATCGCTGGGGGAGTTTGCATAGGATTTGCCATTACATAATTTTCGCTATCACCTAGTACATTAGGCATGAAGAACACAAATAAAGATAACACAAAAACAAATATAAATATTGTAATTAAATCTTTAAATAAGTAGTATGGTGCAAAAGGTATTCTTTCATAGTTCCCTGAAATCCCTAAAGGATTTCCCGATCCAGCAGTGTCATGTAATACTATTAAATGCATTAATGCTAAAGCGGCTAAGACAAATGGTAAAACAAAGTGTAGTGAGAAAAATCTATTTAATGTGGCGTTGTTAACTGAGAAACCTCCTCAAATGAACTCAACAATATCTTGTCCTACTCAAGGGATAGCACTCATAAGATTAGTAATACGTCTAAAATTAAATACCCCCCTTTACATCATAACATTTGATGGGGAGGGGTTACCTGGTGGTTGAACTGTGGTTCTAGGAAGAAGACTTAGGAGAGTAGGCTCTAATTCTTTTTACGGTTAGAGCAGATACTAAACCTTCTTTATTTTTTATAGGTTTACTATCATTTAACCGCTGTGTTATAGTGTTATTACTTACATGAAGAGCTTTAGCACAAGAGACCCCATTAGTAAAATAAGAAATAGAACCATTTAAAAAGATAGCTTTAATAATATAAGTAGATCTTATATATTTCTTTTCGTGAATTATCATAGCTCTACCCTCAGAATCTACCTCTATTAAAGGTTTTGATTTAATCAATAGATCTAATTCTGATTTAGTAGACATATCTATAGTTAAGGGGTTAGAATTAGTAGATAATCTATTGTTATTCATAGTATCACCTAATTTAATCATTAATTCTTTACCCTTTTCTGTAAGATATTTACCATCTAACGCTAAAAAAGCTAAGGTTCTAAAATCTATGTAATCCTTATATTTTTTAGTTCTAAATTGTATTTTATCAAAATAAGGTATTAGTATGTTACATATATAATCCACTTGATAAATTTCTAAAACAGAGATAGGTTTATTATCCCCTTTTATTTTTTTATCTGTAATATTAAATAGTTTAGTGGTACTACCCAACATACCAGAATATTCATCTAAATGACTTAGAAGAAACTCTCGTATCTTTTCTAAAAGTACTTTATTAGGAGTTGTAGTAACCAATGAGACACGAACTTTAGGGTTTATAATCTGTTATTTTATATAAACCGTTATAAACCTTTTCAGATTCTAGATACCTTTTTAATGAAAGAGGAGCTATATTTAGCGCTATGGCTGCCGCACGCCGAGAAGCATAACTGTCCACTAGACCAGTCTCTATGTTAGTTACGTATGTTACACGCCCGTTACGGGCTAAAGAAGCTAATCCTATTTTTAATTTAGCACTCGACGAGTGTTTAAGGTTAGCTTTTAATTTAGAAGAACTAATCTTTAATCTGACCTCTTCCTCAACAATGCTACCAACACGAGCTGCTTTTATTTTAGCTTTAGCTTCTTCAGAATGCTTACGGCCTGTTCCTAATATTTTAAGTTTTTCTATAGACTCTTGTGTATGTCTATAACCTAAAGGAGAGCCAGCTACTCGAAGTATATTATAAGTAGGATTCAAAGTATCTATATAGTATTGCTCTCTTACTATGGTACAATCAATATCACAATATTCTAAAATTTCAAGAGTGAATTTGGAATGCCCATGTTTCAACAATGCTTTATAAATATGCATATGAACTTTCATTAAATGCTTCAAGTTATAATACTGAAGCAATCTTTTACCCAGGTCTATAGAACTACCTACATAGCGTAAGCCGGATTCATTATTTACTCAACAATACACTCCAGCTTTTCCTCTATTATTTTTTACTATTGAAACTTTGTCTACATCTGCATTTGAATACACCACCACAGGAACAACCACACAAAAATCAGAGTTTACAATAACCGATTTAAAGCCAAAAAGGATCTCAGCCACGAAAAACACTTCCAATGTGTATTTCGTGTAATAAGTAATACGTAATTTTTGTGTATTTAATGTAACCATATCTTAAAGATATGGATAATCTCGAATAAAAATTGAATGATTTAAAAAGTGAATGATTTAAAAAGTGAATGATTTGATATACCTTGTTTATTAAAATAAAATGAACCGTCTCCCTCCAGTAAACCCACTAAATAATTACCTGTAATTCTTATATTATGACCTGCAGGTAAAACATATGATACTCTGTTAACATTCATACTATTTTTTAATTCAAGAATCTTTGAGTATAAATCTGTTTTATTTAGTTCACTAGTTTTTCGATTTAAAAACATAAAAAAGGCTTTTTTAAATGCTAAATAATCTAAATGTTTAGTGGAGTTTAATGGAAATTGTTCAAACAAAGGGATTAATATATTTTTAATATCACTTAATTGAGATATTGTAAATACTAATACATTTCGCTCGGTGTTAAGTCTACCACAACCTAAAGTAGCTTTTATATATTCTAAAGCATTTCTATCATCTATATGCAACGTAATTTTAAACACGAACTCAAATCCAACTACTACTCCTTCATTTTTACGCGCTCGGCATAAAAAATTAGATTCTGCTTCACTTATACCCACAAATCATTCAATAAATTCAGAATTTATTGAAGGTTTAAGTTTATATAATACTGGATGGGAACCTTTCTTATTAATATTATCTAGTTCAAATTTTTCCTCCGCTACGCAGGGTAAAATTACAGTCTCTTCTACTGTTTCTAATAAGGACTTAGATAAAAAAATATATGGAACAATTAAACAAGTAATACTTAAACCTTTTATATCAACCCTGTCCCACAAGCGTCCTAAAAAGTATACAAATTTATATAGGGTAATAATGGACGCTGTAATAGTGGGAATCATAAAATTTTACACAGGATTATCCATATCTTTAAGATATGGTTACATTAAATTTCTTTAAATCGGACTATATCTTTACTCCCTCCTTATTTACAGCCTACTAACCTTGTCACCTTTTTAGTATAAAGCAGCAACAAAAATAAGAAAGGAGATGTATCACGTATAGTCTCTGAGGATGCCAGGATAAAAGTTATCCGTAGGTTTCCTGCTGATTACCCTACACTATTTTACCGTTCGAGTATTTTTATTGTAAGGGCTTTCCAGCATATAGTGATATTTTTCTACAGCTATTACTTGCTTAACTGTAGCACCCCACAGGCTCATCTGTCCATAAGGTAAAACGTACAAACTTTACTATAAATATGTCTAATAAATTTAAATAATATATTTATCTATAAACCCACGTAGGGTTTAATTCTGCACTCATAACAACACCTGCCATCTCTGGAGTTACAGCAGTA